GGACCCAGACACATGGATCTCTACAAACAACTATGCATTAAATTATCTTATCAGCGGGGATTTTAATAAAGGAATCCCTATGGGCAAAGTTACAGTATTTGCAGGGGAGTCTGGCGCAGGTAAAAGTTTTATTTGTTCGGGTAACCTTGTTAAAAACGCCCAACAACAGGGCATTTATGTTATCTTAATTGACACCGAAAATGCACTTGACGAAGCATGGTTACACGCACTTGGGGTCGATACGTCTGAGGACAAATTACTTAAACTCAACATGGCCATGATCGATGACGTGGCTAAGATGATTAGTGAATTTGTTAAAGAGTACAAAGTATTACCAGAAGATCAGCGTCCCAAAGTATTGTTCGTGCTAGACTCATTGGGTATGCTTTTAACTCCCACAGACGTTAACCAGTTTGATGCAGGCGATCTTAAAGGTGACATGGGACGCAAGCCCAAGGCTCTAACAGCATTAGTGCGTAATTGTGTAAATATGTTCGGTGATTTAAACTTAGGATTGGTGGCCACAAACCACACCTACGCAAGCCAGGACATGTTTGACCCTGATGATAAAATTTCAGGCGGTCAGGGCTTTATCTATGCAAGCTCAATCGTTGTCGCCATGCGTAAACTCAAGCTCAAAGAGGACGAAGATGGCAACAAGATCAGCGAAGTTAAGGGTATTCGTGCTAGCTGCAAGATTATGAAAACTCGCTATGCCAAACCCTTTGAAAGTGTTCAGGTTAAGATTCCCTATGAAACTGGAATGAATCCCTACAGTGGTTTAGTTGATATGTTTGAGGGAAAAGGTTTATTATCCAAAGAAGGCAACAGCCTTAAATATACTCTAGCAGACGGTACAGTTATTAAACAATTTCGTAAAGCATGGGAGCGAAACGAAAATAATAGTTTAGACAACGTGATGGCAGATTATATTAAGAATCCTCATCAAAAATTGTCTGTTGTAAACGAACAGGATATTGAAGAATGACAATTGACACAGAATTATTAGGTGAAGTTTATTCAACACTTAAACAATACATTCCCCAAAAGGATAGGCAAGAAGCCAGTGATAATTTAATGAGCATATTGGTTGATTTACTAGGCGACATAGAACTTAAGGAGTTTAGTGGCATCGATAGTTATACCAAACGCAGCTACGACGAGTATGCTGGAAATACATTAGATGAAGAAGACCAAGACGACTACGAAGAGTAATAATTGGGTATGCCAAAATATTTTCCAATAAAAACAGATACATCATGTAGACTAAAATGGGCATGGAGTACAATATATTTAAACAGCGGAAAAACGGCATCATGCCATAGAGCAAGTCAGAGTTCGATAGATGCATCGAATTTTGAAAATTTTCATAATACATCTGAGAAGTTAAGTGCTCGAGCTGAAATGTTGGATGGTAAATGGCCAACTGGAACTTGCGAGTATTGTAAAAGTATAGAAGAATCTGGCGGAATAAGTGATAGGATGTTTCAAAATCAAATACCAGAAATATACCCTGAGGTATTAGATAGCAATCCCAACAAACTTGATGTTCAACCAGTTATTTTAGAAGTATTTTTTTCTAATGCCTGTAATTTAAAATGTGTGTACTGTAATGGTTCGTTGAGTTCTTCTATACAAGCTGAAAATAATAAATTTGGCGGTAGCATACTTACACACCTGAATGATATCGATTTGGGTAATTATAAAGAACTTGTACCTCTATTTTGGAAATGGTTTAAAGAAAATAGCACATCACTATTGCGATTGCAAATCGCAGGAGGTGAACCGTTTCTTCAAAAAGACTTTTTTTCATTGATTGAGTATTTTGAGTTGAATCCTCATCCAAACTTAGAATTTAATGTTATTACAAATTTAAATATAAAAAATAGTATAGTTAAAGACACTGCACTAAGACTTGAAAAATTATCAGCCGATGGTAAGGTTAAACGAGTAGACATACAAGTCAGTGTTGATGGTTGGGGTAAGAGTCAAGAGTATGTCCGTTCTGGATTTAATCATTTTCTATTCGATGAAAATATGAAAACAATAATCGAACTAAAATCTTTAAGAATTGGATTATTGTCGACTATATGTTCATTGAACATACACGACATAGAACATCTGGTACTTAAATATAAAGAGTGGAGTAAAAATAAAGAAATTTTTTGGTATATGCATTTAGTACTACCCGAAGACAGCATTTTTAGTCCTGTAAATTTTGACATAAGCGTATTTGAACCATCATTAAATAGGGTATACGAATCTATTCCACAAGATTCATGGGACCAGCAGCAAACTCTAAATGTATTGTCTGGGATTATAGAAAAGCTAAAACAAAAGTCAAATTCTAATTTAAAACGCCAACAAGATCTTATTTCTTACTTAGAGCAGAATGATTTACGCCGTGGATTGAACTGGAGAGAATATTTTCCATGGTTAGATAAACTGGTTAACGAATAATGTGGTATAATAAAGTAGTAGCTGACATGGGAAATATTCCTGCCTTCATAAATTATTATGAAGATGAATTAGTACAGGCCAAATTTGAATGTAATATTAAAGGTAATTTAGAAAAAAATGTTGCTTCATTGCCTGGTATTACAGAACAGAGATTTAACCAGTTACAAGAAATCGAAGCAGTACTACAATATCTTAATCTACAATTAAGAAAAATTCGTAAAAAACATTTTCAAAAATATTTAGAAAATTATCCTCGAGCATTAACTAGCAGGGACGCTGAAAAATACGTGGACGGCGAAGATGAGGTAATTGATTTTGAAACAATCATTAATGAAGTTGCGTTGGTTCGAAATAAGTGGTTGGGTCTAATGAAAGGTTTGGAAAGTAAAAACTTTATGCTAGGTCATGTAAGTAGACTCAGAACTGCAGGCATGGAAGATATTACTTTATAAGTAGTTGTATGAAAATTGTACTAGTAACTGGCGGATTCGATCCGATTCACAGCGGACATATTGCTTATTTTGAAGAAGCAAAAAAATTAGGAGACCTACTAATAGTGGGTGTTAACAGTGATGCATGGTTAGAACGTAAAAAGGGCCGAGCATTTATGCCTTGGTCAGAACGTGCAACCATAGTCGATAATCTTAAAATGGTAGATTTTGTCTATGAGTTTTATGACGATGACGGTTCTAGTAGAGATGCAATTAAACGTGTAAGAGAAGCATATCCTGCCGCAAAAATTATTTTTGCCAATGGTGGTGACCGTACTAAAGATAACATACCAGAAATGGCTTTTGAAGATGCCAATGTGGAATTTGTGTTTGGTATTGGTGGTGAAGATAAACGTAATTCGTCTAGTTGGATATTAGAAGAATGGAAAGCACCTAAAACATCTCGCACTTGGGGCTATTATAGGATTCTGCACACCTGCGGACCAGGGGTGAAACTTAAAGAACTCACTGTGGCCCCTAAGACTTGTTTAAGTATGCAACGTCATGAAAAACGTGCAGAATTTTGGTTTGTGGCTGAAGGGCAAGCAGCAGTATATACATTAGATTCTAGCACGGATCACGACTTAAAATGCAGTTTAATAGCGCATCAGAGTACATTTATCGATGCTAACGAATGGCATATGTTATGCAATGAGACTAATCAGCCATTAAAACTCATTGAAATTCAATACGGTGAAAATTGTATTGAAGAAGATATCGAACGACGATAACTTATTTCTTGGGTAGTTTGCCGTAGTTTACCCACTCCCAATCTTCGTCAGTCATTGGGAGCCAATTAGTAGTATCCACGATACCCTCGCTTGATTGCATTTTTCCTGCTTTCAGCAATCACTTCAGCCCATCCCACTAAAAAATTCCAGAATTTAATTGTAATTTTCATATAAAATTTCTCCCAACAGAGTGATGGTTATAATGTCTAATCCAAAGTTCTATTTCAGCTGCACTTTTGGGTTGTTTACTTAAAATATAAGCTTCTATATTGTCTTGGTAAGACACTTCTTTAAAAAGACTTTTGATCCATTTTAAAAAGTTCATTTTGCATTCCTTTCAGTGTTTCCACTATTAGTGTTTCTACTAGTATTTATAATGCATCGCAGCAAATTATCTATTATTAAGTTTCAGAATAAATATAGTATTATGACAAACGATATTCGTAAATTTATTAATATAGTGGAAGAAGATCCGGAAAAACTACGTTCTGCAATCACCAAACGGGTTGAAAAAATACCAGATGAAGAAGACTTAACAGATATTCTAAAATTTACCAACAAGTACGGTATCAAAAAAGATGTAGAAAAATTTACAACATTGCGTAATTATAAAGGCATTGTTAGTAATGTTTTCTTAG